AATAAACAGTTATCACCTCAAAACGGTTTGGGCTGCATCCACAGCCCAAACCACCCTTAGCTGGTCGGCAAATTCGTCGCCGTTTCGTTCTGCACCACCTGAAAGATCGCCGTGCCATTCGTGATCGCCACGCCCGAGCACTTGGTCACCCAAAACTGGGCATCCTTAAACTCGCCTTCCAGTCCCCCAGTGCATTTCGCCTTCAAAATCTTCACATGCACGTCGTCGGCAGAATCACCCAGGCTCTTACCGTAGATTTTGAAATACGGATAAGCGTCCCCAGCCGCCGCTGCATAGGTGTTAACCTGGTTGGGTGTCGTCCCCGACAAGGTGATCGACCGCCCCGTAATCAACGCCCACGCCTCTAGACTGATCGCCCCCGCTTCCAACTCCCATTCGCATTTGTCCGTAAATGCGTTGATCGCCTGGGTTGCATCATCTCCACGCAACTCTCCCTGCGTCAGCACCTCTTTAAATGTCATCGTCATAGCGTAGGGCAAGTCAACCTGTGTGCCACTCGGCAACGGCGTCAACTTGATATCCCGCAACCCAAACGCCCGAATCGTCCCCGTTAAAGCCATAATCCCCTCCTAATCCCGTGACAGTCCCCTCCCTTTTGGGGAGGTCTAGGGTGGGGCTATAATGCCGCCCCCGTCTCCCGCTCCACAAAATCATAAAACCCACTGCTCGTCTTCACCGCAATCCCTGCGCAGCTCGTCACCCAGAACTCCCCCGACCGAAACGTCCCCTCAATGCTGGCCAGCTTGCATTTAAACAGCCTGCATCGCACATCATCCGTCGTATCCCCCAGCGACCTCCCATAGATCGCAAAGTACGGAAATTCTGAATCGTTCGCCGCCGTCAGTGTCAGCGTCCGATTAGGCGTTGTCCCGCTTGCGCTCGCTGTCCGCCCGGTCATCTTTGCCCAGGCTTCCAACGAAATTCCGCCCGCTTCCAACTCCCACTCCACGCCCGCCGTGAACGAACTCGCCGCCACAATCGCCCCCTCCGCCTCAAAACGTTCATGGTTGATCAGTTCAGTGAAATGCAGAATCATCGACCGCGGCAGCGTCACCGCATTCGCCCCGCCCATGTCCGTAATCTTCACCTCACGCAGCCCAAACGGCTTATCCCCGTACCCAGCCATCTCACGCCCTTTGCAGAGTTACCACGTACCGCAGCGCAATCAGATTGCAACTCAAATCCGGATCATCCAACCCCGGCGTCTCGTCGCTCAACTCCACCCAATAGCACCCATTGACATTCAGCCTTGTCCGATGCAACAGCGTGTAAATCCGTTGCCTCGCCTGGTCAATCGTGCCATACCCAAACCGCTGATACAGCCAGATCCGCACATACTGACGACTCGAATAGCGCAGCTCACCCCACGGCGTAATGCTCTCCGTATTCACCAACCCACACGGCTTCAACTCCCCATTCGTATCATAGGCCGCCGTCGCATTCTGCCGGGAAATGAACCCCACCGAATTGCCGTCATAGACCCCACCTGTCAGCAGAGCCATCAACGTACTATCCCCCGTCAACACCGCCACAATCTGACTGATCAACTCAACAACTCCTGTAACATCCGCCGCAGCTCCGGCAAATGCCGCTCAATCGTCCGCATGATAATGGCGTACCGTCCACCGTACCGAGTCTCCAAATACACCCCGTAATCGATATCCGTACCGTGGCTCAGGTAAATCACCACCAACTCCCGTGCAAACTCCGCCTCCGCCGTCCCAAACAGTCCGCTCCGCGCATTACCCGTGCGATCTGTCCATCTGGCGTTGTCCTTGGCAGAATTCTGCATGATCGTCGCCACTTCCCCCGCCACCGCCTGCACCGCCACCAACACCCGCTCGCCATAGCGATCAATCGCCTCGGCCAGCGCCGAAGGCGGCACCACCCAGCGAATCCCCTGCGAAGCTGGCATTACTGCACCACCTTGCCCTCGGCCACCGTTGCCGCTCGCCGATTGGGTCGCACCGCCGTCACCTCATACAGCTTCCCATCCACGGTAAATCGGTCCTCCGCCTGAATGTCCAGCGTAGTCGCCCCCAGAATCACCACCGCCTGATTGGTCTGTTCAACGCCGCCCCCCGTGGCCACACTCCCCCGCCCGCTCGCCCGTGCAATCCGCACCGACTGCGCCGCCAACGTCGTATTCCCACGCCGAATCGTGATCAAGACCTTATTCTCATCTCTCACACTCATCAAAGCCGCCCCAAACTCCACCCAATCAATCATGCTCAATCCTTCCCGTGATAGTCCCCTCCCTTTTGGGGAGGGTTAGGGTGGGGCCCTCTTCATCCGACAACAACCGATTATCAGTACAACGCCGCATCTTCCCCAACGTACCGAGCCATCGACCCATACCCACCGGCCAACTGCCCCACCGCCCGCTGATACGCTTCCAACCTCGCCTCAGCCAACTTCTGCACGCCCGATCCCGCCTGCGTCTTGTCCACCGACTCATCCCCGATCTGATACTTCCACCCACCAGCCGCCGCCGCCGCCGCCGCCTGTCTCGCCAACACGAGATATTGGCCATACAACAACGCCACCCGTGCCATTGCCTCAGTCAGCATTGGATAATCATTGCCGCTATCCAACACATGCACCGCACTATAGCGCAGCCGCCTCGTTGCCGTGTAAGCTGGCGTCGGCACAATCCGCAACGTCGCCCCCTCCACCAAATAAGATTCATCGAATCCCACCGGCAACGGGATCAACATCGTCGAGATCGCCACCCCGCCCATCGTCGGCATTGGCACCAACTCAATCACACTCCCGCAATCCGTTGGCAGCGCATACGTCGCCGTACCCGCCACCACCGCAATGTCAGCACTGCGTATCACTGGCGCATCCGCCCCCAACTGACCCACCGCATCCGCCACCAACTGCGCATACTCCGAGTCCGATGGCACGCTGTTCACTGCGGGCGCAGCCGCTTTCAGGCGTCGAATCAGATCTTGACTTCTCATCGCTTCTTCCCCGCCGACGGCGCAACATCCTCCACCACGGGCAAAGGCGCAACCGCATCCGCATCAACCGCAATCACCGGACTCGGCTCCACATCCACCACCGGTTGCTCAGGCGCAGACAACTCCACAAACGCATCCTGCCCATACTGATGCCGCAGCATCTCCAGACTGCCCAGCCCGATCTCCAGCGTCTCTTGCGGATAAATCGCCTTATGTCCTACGACGATTGGCCCATTTCCCACAAATTGAACGTTCATGTAGCCTCACTTGCGCCAAGTTGCATACACGGTCGGCGTCACCGTTCCCCCGGTCACCACCATCTGCACCCGCAAACACTCCCCAGCCGCTGGCATACTCGCATATTCAACCAGCGTGCTGCTATTAAGCACCCGCTGATAACTACTTTGCGCCACCGCCGAGCCAGTCCAATAGTTGAAATCCGCATTCGTCCAGTTGCTACAATCCGCGCTAAATTGTGGGGTAACGGTCAGCACCGCCCCACTACCCACGGCAGCCGACACAAATACATCCACATTCGCCCATCCCCGTGTCGCACTCGCATCATCCCCCGACGCCAGATAGCGAGGAGACGAACTGTTGGTCGTCCCTGTCACAATCGCCGTCGCCGGGTAAATCAATACCGTGCGCTGCCCACTGTTGGTCAATGGCAAAGAGCCGCCCACCTGTTGCGGTGCCGCCCCCGATGCACTCAACACACTCATCCCCAGCAAGGCCACCAGCACCGCCAGTGCCAGCCCGTTTTTCAAATTCCGAGACATAACCCTCCTCATCAATCAAAACCCATCACGCTACACTACCGACCCATCAGCCCGATCAGGCAATCACCATGTGCGCCGTCTTCTCTGGCACTGGCACCAATGCCCCGTTAAACTCTTCCATGTAATACTGCTCGGCGGCAATCAGATTGAAATTGCTGTCGTAGCTGGGGAAGGGGCCTTTGAACACGCCCGGCTGGAACACTCGGTGCATCACCAGCTCACGGTTCACAACCTGCGCATACGCATCCGTGTACTCCGTCGATGCGAAGATCGGCAACCCTTTCACGCTGCCCGCAAACCCTGCCGAAGTCAATACCGCATTGGCGAAACCTTGCACTTTGAATCCATCCCAGTTGCTCAACCGGTCGGCATTTGTCTTGCTCATCAGAATCGCCGTTGGTACATAGTTGCGGTTGTAGACCTTCACCGAGGTCACGCCCAGCTTTTCCACAAACTGCGCCACCGGATCGCTGGCCGCCACCCACGTCCCGCCGCTGTTGTTGGCCTGGATCAAGGAGCGTGAAAGTCCCTTGTACAGGATGTCCTTGTCAATCTTGCGCCGCACCAAGCGTGCCAGATTGCCCAGCGTGCGCGTGACCGCGTCGTAGTTCATCTGGCTACGGCTGAACACCATCGCCTCGTTGCTGATCTCCATCGCCAACCGGTCGGCTGCCATATCCAGCGTGGTATAGGTCAGCGTGTTTTTGGCCCGCTGAATCCCCACCATTTCGCCGATGCGGAATTTGTCGTAGACGTAATCCACCTTCAGCGACAAATTGTCCGTGATCGTCCCCGTGCTCAGACAGTAGATGGCCCCCGCCTCATAATCGATCACGTAATCCGTTGACTCGGTGTAGGTTGTGCTGCCCGCGCTGTTGGTCACCACCACCGTCCCCGGGCGGATGCGTTTGTTGGTCATGCTCACCCAGGCACTCAGGTCAGCCGTCACCACCTCATCCGTCACCGTGGGCGCAGCACCCGTCTCGCCCGCATAGGTCTCATAGTAGATGCGCGCAGGAGAAACATCTGTTGTGCCAAAATCGTACACATTGGCCGCCACCAATTCCGGGTATGCCTGCTCAATAATCAAGCGCGCTACCGATGTGGGCAGATTCAGATCACTGGTCTGTTCCGCCTCCTCAAACATCCGGGCTTCCTGCACCAACTTCGACTGGTGCAGCTTATCAAACCGCTCCAGCGCATTCGCCGCAAAGATTTCCGCAGGCGATTCACCCTTGAGCACGTTGCGGCGATGACCCTCGCCCGCCTTCACCAGTGATTCATTCAGCGCAAACGCCACCCGGGTAAACTCAGGCCGCCCCGTATCCCGCTCAAACACCGGACCCTGCACCTGCACACTCGTGCCTTTGCCCATCGCTTGGAGCTTGTTCTTGCTGAAGATCGCATCCCACTCAACCCGCTTGGCCTCGACCAAGCCCGCCACATCCTCCACCTTCGCCGGGTTCGCCTTGCGCACCGCCCCCACAAAGTCCGCATTCAGATCCCCATACTTCAGATCCTTGCACGCCTCTGTGATCGCCTTGTCGATGGCCTCCCGTCGTTGTCGCTCCTCCAGTTCCTTCTGTGCGCGCTGCGCTTCAGCAAACTGGCGGGTCAACTCATCCAGACTCTTAGTCCCAAGGCTTTCTGCCAGTGACTTTGAATCGGTCAATCCCAACTGCTTCATCAGGCTCTCCCGCAATTCCGGTCTCTCCTGTAGAAGCTTCAATAATTCTTCCAGAGTCATATTCCCCTTCTCCCTTGGCTTTGCCGCCTGTTGGCTTTCAGTGACCCAACCGTTTGGATCACTCGGCTGCGCCACCATATCAAAGCCCGCTATAGTCAATTCACTAACCTTCTGGACCTTCTCACCCTGCATCTCCGTCATGGTGTAAGATCCATAACCACGCATCGAAACGCCTACAGGCACTCCATTCTCTACAAGTGCTTGCAAATCCTTGCCCTTCTGTGTTGGAAGGATGACGCCCTCTAGCAGCACCTTACCGCCTGCGTCGAGAGATGACGCCTCCCATTTCACAACCGTCTCAAGAATATTTGCTCGCCCGCTCTTGTCCCCTGGATGCTCTGCTTCCCCAGTTGCAATCAAACGCCCCTGGCCAGCGCTCTCACGTAAGTTACCATTGAGTTTGGCAACCGCCTCCGCCAATACCTGGCGTGGATAAAATCGTTTGTTGCCATTTACTACATCCGCCGTAATCCCAACCGCCCGAATACGCCGTAATCCGCCCACCGATTCCACCAGCGTCACCGATTGTGTCAACGTCTCGCTGAATCGCCGAGGCTCCCCCTTCGCGCTCTCCTGCATCTTCGGCTCATACAACTGGATCTCTTTCACCGCCACCGGCGTCCCAAACTGATACATCCCATCACCACTCACCGTGTACGGAATCTCCCAAACCGTGCGCTCAAAATCCCCGTTGTCGTTCATCCACGAAACCGCAATCAACCGATCACCAAAGGTCCAAATCACCTTCATATCCTGACCAGGCTTGCTCGGCCACTCATTCAGCGCACATTCCAGCGCCGCCCGCATCGCCTCCTGACTCTGGTCACTCCGCAGCGCCTCATTCAACCCAAAATAGCGCAATATCTTCGCAATCTCTTCAACCGATAATTCCATCTTATCCCCCTATCCTCCGAATCCACCCCTTCACAGTCCCCTCCCTGGGGAGGGCTAGGGTGGGGCCGTCTTACCTCAATCTTCCCGCCGCCGCCCTTGCCGAATCCGTGTTTAACCAAAAGTCCAACGTATCTGCTATCCTCATCGCTGGCCAGCGCTCCGCCACATTCCTCGTCCCCAGCCAACCAGCGTAATCGTCCAAGAAATCATTCTCCCCCCGCATCCACGCCCGTGCCTCTCGTACAAAAGCAGTCGAATCCATCACCACATCCTCATACCGACAAAGGCAATTCGGATGCGCTGGCAACACCTCAGCGTCCTTCGGATGTGGATTCTGCCCCACTAACTCATCACACACATCGATCTTCGGATGGGTCGGACTCAACACCACATTGCGCTTCAACACCCACGGCGCATGTCGTGCAATCTCCGTCGCCACCGCATGATGCGCATACTGCAACTCCGTCCTCGCCAATCGTAGAGCGTTATACGAGATTCCCTCTCGCCGCTGTGCCGGGTCCCGTAACAACCCATCTGTGCTCCGTGCCCGCTGCCTCGCATCCATCCGGTACAATCTGTCTTCCGTCCACCGCGGCAGATCCTGATTCGCCCCCAACTGCGACTCAATCCGCCTCGCCAAATCCGCTGCGTTCGTCCGCTCCACAAATGCACTACTCAGCAACGCCCGCAGATCATTCAACCCACCATTCTCCAGCCGCCAAATCCGCTGACTCAGATTCAACCTGTCCGAGTAAACCCGCTGCCTCGCCGCCGCCAACGCCTCGTCTCTCCGCTGCGACCACAACCGAATCATCGCATCCTGCTCCGCCTGGCTCAAACTCTCCTGCATCTGCACCCGCGGCAGATACGCATTGTGCTGCGTCCACAAAACCCCAAACGGAATGCTCCCCGCCTGCACCAGCGACCTATCGAAGATCTTCCCCCACTGATCAAGCGCCCGCTTCCACCGCTCACCCAATTGCAGGCTCAGCCCCATCGCCTTCGCCTCGATCACAAAGCCATCAGCGTCCGCCGCCTGCCGCACCTGCCCCACTAACCACTCCTGCACCGGCCACACAGCACTATGAAATTCCGCATTGACCTGCAAGATCAACCGAAACAACGCCCTCTGTGACTGCCTATGTGCATTCCTCAGCGTAATCGCCGCCATAATCCTTCCCGTGACTGTCCCCTCCCTTTTGGGGAGGGCTAGGGTGGGGCTATTACTCCGTCACCCCTGCAATCCTTCCCAACTCCCCTTCCATCCCCAACTCCGCCAGCGCATCAATCTCACTCTGCGCATCAAATTCAGGCCAAAACCGGCTAAACAGCCGAATCAACGTCTCATCCCGAAATAGCGCCGTCGCCCGCAGCGCACCCAACGCCTTGGCCACATCCGTCAATAGTGGTGCCGTCATCGCCTGCGGTGCCGTCCACTCGCAATGCCAGCTCAACCCCTCTGGCCAAATCCCTGCCAGCAACCACGCCCGCTCGATCAACGGTGCCACCATCTCATCTGCCACCCAACCGCTTAAGATCTCTTTCGTGGCATCGTATTGCTTCTTCTGCTCGTCCAACACATCCCGATTCAAATCCTGCCCATATCCCAACAGCGACATCGGCACTGGACTCGCCACCCAAAATGTCCGCAAGTGATGCATCACATCATCAATCTCACTCAGATGCGCATCCCCCTGAATCGCCTGGATGCTCGTTCGTTGATTGCTGAAAAAGTCCGCCACCGCTGCAAATGGATCCTGAAGCGCCGCCTTGTTGCGTGCCTTATACGTCTCCACATCCCCCTCGTTGGCCCCCTCTAGCGCATGGACGTACTTCATCCCCGCCCGGGTTTTCCTCCGAATCGCAATATCCAACTCGCCTTCCGTCGTCCGCTTGTACGCCTTCCTGGCCGATGCAAACATAGGCCGCCCATAGCGCCGATTCTCGTCGAAGTTCCAGCGAGCGTGAATCATCTGCCACTCAGCGAACCATGTCGCCTCTGCCGGCACCGCCATTGCCGACCACAGCACATCCGTCCAGTAAAAGGCCTTCGTCACATCAAAGAACTGATCAAAGTCATCCGACCACCGATGCAACTCCAACGCCGGCTTCCGGCTCACACTCGCAATCTCATTCCGAGCGTTCACCACCAACTCCAAAAACGTATCCCCGTCCCGCATCGAGGAAAGTATCCAGCCCCCTGCCCGCTTAAAGAACCTCACCCGGTTCAACGTCTCCAACGCAATCGCCTTCGCCTCATCTGCCCGAGGACCATCCACCACCAACTCAAAACCATTGCGCATCACATCCCGAGCCACCGCCGCCAAGATGCCCTCGACCCGCGGGTCATCCTCCACCATCCGCTGGCAATCGGTCACAATCGCCCGCCTAGTATTCTCCACCTCGAAGCGCGCAAAAGCCGCCGTAGGCCGTGGCGGAGGCTCCATCAGCGTCGTTTGCAATGTGGGCTGGGTTGTTGGGCTGGATGTAATTGGAGAGCGCCGGAATAGCGCCGTAATGCGGTCGAGTAACGCCATATTTCTGACCAATAAAAAAAGCCCCGATCACCGAGGCTCACTGTCGGCGTTCGAGGCTGGGACTCATAAAGAGTGCAAGCAACTATTCAACTGTAAAGCAAAAAATAAATCAGATACCCAATTCTACCGCCCTGCGTATCTGCATTTCATAAGCGATCTGCTCGCCTACGAGTCTAGCCGGAGCAGTATAGATATCATCAACATTCTTCAGCGACTCCACCCAGTCGATCACATCATCAATTTTATTCCCACGCATCACCATCAACTTGGCATTCGCAGTAATCATACTGATTGTGTCACTGTAAGCCATTTTTGTGCAACAGATGGACAAAGCATATGACTTATCGGCGATCAAATCTCGCAACTCATTAAATGACGACTCGTCATCAATGAACGCCCGCAAATACTCTATAGCAAGATTAGGATCCGGCACGTTGATAAGAATCATAATTTCTTCAGGCGATAATAAAAGCTTATCAGCCTATCCGTCCCGTCACTGTTCCCCGTTGGCTGAGCTTGTCGAAGCCAGGGTGGGGCCG